CAGTTCAAATAAGCTCATCTCAGAGGGTTGGGCCGCGACCATTTGGACAATTGAGCTGTAAGGGCTTGTACCGGACGCATTAACAGCCGCTACCTGGTACCAGTACATCACACCCGTACCCGGCAAAGCGTCTACGTATTGAGGGACCGGGGTAGTTGTGGCGGCAAGATTGGTGAAGTTAACACCGTCTAAGGACCGCTGCACTTGATAGGTTAGGGCTCCCAAAGAGCCTGACCAGGTCAAGGCAATGTTACCGTCAGCTTGTTCCGCTGTGAGGTTTTGAGGTTGGTAGGGTAAAGACAAGAGGGCCTCGCAAAAAAGCCCACCCGCTGTTGAAAACGGGCGGGCCCTTTAGAATTGGTAGGCTTAGTTAGAGAGAGAGCTGCGATTTAAGGAGATCGCGAGGTAGAGAACTTCTCCCGAGGCAGGATCGGTAGCCGTTCCAGCATTGTTATAGCACTGGAGTTGGAGGGCAGGAGCCGTTGCAGAGGTTACGGTATCGGTTGCGATGCACACGACCGGGGCCGCCGGAGCCGCAGTAGCCCGGTTAATTGAATCAACGCCCAAAAGGCTGTTGTAGGGGTTGGATAAAAGGATGGTGTACTTACCGGCGCTTACGCGAGTAATGGACGTAATGCCCATTCCGGTACCGGAAACGATGGTAGGGGCGCCAGCTGCGCCGATACTGACTTTTACCAAGAGTTTGGTGAATGCGCCTGCATTGCTGTAGTGAAACTGAGAGCGGAGGTTAACGTTAGGCATGGAGGAGGGGCCTCATTTTGATTTACCCGATGTTTACGGGAGGGTAGAGGGGTTGACCAGAGCTTGCCACCCACGGGGCTCCGTAAAGCTGCAGGATGCCTGCAAGGCTTCAATAGTATCGGTTATGGCGGTTATATAAATGAAAAGGGCCCCTAGGAAGTTCCTAGAGGCCCTTTAGAATTACATAGTTAGCCTAGGTTACGCTGAGAGGCTGACAACCATGTTGTAGCCAGGAGCGCTACAGATGACGTTACCGTAGTACGCGATCCGGATTTCAAGAGCATCCGCCGTACCGACTCGCAAGCCTTCCAAGCCTTCCATTCCGTAGGTCAGAATGTGAGGGGCTTTTCCAAGCGTGCGCAGTTTGAACGTATCGGTCGTTACGCAGTACGCAGTTTGCGAGGGGCAGCTGCGGTCCGCTAATACCGGGATCTTGCCGTAAGCGCTATGGAAGTGAATGGCTTCAAACGCCACTTCAACTTCATCGTGCTCTAATTGCACGTATTGCACTTTCGCGCCAAGCTCGTTGATTAACGAAGCATAGCTTGCGAAGTCCATGATGATGAGGTCCGGGGCCGCGCCTTCGCGATTCGCAAACGCTAACGCGTTCGTTAAACCTTCGGAGATCGACTGAGCGGACGCATTGTATCGAAGACCGGCTAAACGAGTAACATCGGCAGAGCGATTGACGCCCCAAAAGTTATCGCTTCCCGACGGGTCAGTGCTAGGAATCCAAGCTGCCATTCCTGACAAGCCTAAGAGTCCCGCAATCGTACCCGCACCGGCAGAACCGATGTCGCCTAACACTTGCAAGAACGTGTTAGCAGTCCAGTTGGTCTGCGGCGCGCCTTGCACAACCGTTCCGACAATTACGCCGGTTTCGCGGCTGACACCAGTGATTTGAATGGCATCGATAACGCTAGACGTGGTAGTCGCTGCTCCGCCATCCGTTAACGTTCCTTGCAGGGTCATTCCGACTTCGAATTGGACGATTTGTTGGCTATTGGTCAACGTTAACGTCAAGTTCGGGTTGGAGTAGGAACCGGTCGCTACGATTTGTCCGCGCGAGGCAGTGCCGCCCGCAAACAATTCAAACGCCATGTTGTTCGACAAGTTACGGAACCCGTTATCTAACGTGCGCGAAGCTTCATCAACGAAGGCTCCGGCGTTCGATTTCGTTTGTTCCATTAACAAGTTAGTGATGGTCACTAATTGATAATCTTGGACCGCGTACACGAAGTACGAGACAACCGCGCTAGCAGTTTGTTGGTTTTGCGCGTTTGCGAATACGTGCGCGCGACCTTGCGGGTTACCGTATTCCAAAGGAACTGGAATGTACTTACCCGCGAACCCGTCAGGGCTCTCGTTTTTGGGGATCATCGCTAACCAAGGGTTCTTGGAATAGACAATGTTCTTCATGTAGTCTTTATCGTCGGTGTACAACTCTTTAAGAGCCGCTAATTGATTAGTACTATTAGCGTAAACAGGCGTAACAGCCATGGTAGGTTTACTTTCGTAATGTACCTAAGGCAGCCGCTAATGCTCGTGCTCGTCTATCGAGTACGGGACTAGCAGTGTCTCGGTTTGTTAAGGTTCGAATGGGGGGTTTGGAAGGTTGTTGCTGCGGAGGGGTTGCAGGGGTTAGCCTGCTTTTAATCTTGTTCGCGTTAGCAATACGGAAGTTCTCTTCAATGAGTTCGTCCTCGATGAGTTTCATCGCTTCTTCGGTATCCAGGACTTCTCCCGTTTCCCTAAAGGTGCGATGAATGAGGTCTTTTACGTCGGCCTGGCTGCCCGTAACCCTAATCAACTCGAACTCGTCTCCGCTTTCCGCTCGCCGATCTATGTCTCTCTGAATCTCTGCAAGTACTTGTTGTTCTGCTTGTGACTCTTTGTCGGAAAAGGTCTTATCAACGCCTTCTTTAAGGGCTTTGATTTCGGCCTTCAATTGTGCAATTTCAGGATTGGCTCCGGACTGGCCGGAAAGGATGGCTTCGGTAAGTTGGTCGTAGGTTACGCCGTATTCTTGTAACACGCTCAACGGTTGAGACTTGATCCGGCTTTCTAGGTCCGCGACGCCCGATTGGGGGGTGGGCTGAGACTCTAGGGCTTTCTCTCTGTCTGCAATCTCTCTCTCCTTCACTTGGAGAGCGCGGCGTTGTTTAGCAAGTTCCGCGAGTTGAGGACTTAGTGGAGCCGTGGCTTCGACTTCCGGGGTAACGTCACTAGTATCGGTTATGGCGGATTCGGTAGCAGGGGTTGTCTCTTGTACAGGTTGGGCTTCCGGAGCGCCGTAACGATTTACAGTGGCATTGGTACGCATCTTAATGCGCCTAACGCTTTGACTTTCAGGTTGTTTATTGAATTCGGTGGGGGTGTCGGAGGGATTGACTTGGACGCCTTGGGCAATTTGCTTCGCGCGTTCCATCTTTTCGGGAGAGGCTGTCTTTCCGATGTTTACACCGGATAGGTCGGTGCCTGGGGCTCCGCCTTGCGGTAAAGGACTGATCTTCATGGTTACTTCCTGTGGTTAAGTCACAAAAGATGGTATGTTTTTGTGATGGGCCTTTGCTTAGGCCGGTTGGTTCGGGGAATTGGGCACTAACGGGCTCGTGGGGGCCGGTTCGGGGTTAGCTTGAGGCACGGGCTGTATAGGGGCCGGAGGAGGCGTGGCCGCTGCAACAAGGTCTTGGCACTGGGCAAAGAAGTCACGGAGCATATCCGCCTTATCTTCTTCTAGGTTAGCCGCTAAATATAGGTTGATGTACTGGACGGTCAATTGTTGTGCTAGTGCAAGGTCTAAGAACGCGTCGGGCTCTTGAAACTTGCCATCTTCCACAATGCCATCGAGTATTTTAAAGATTCGCTCTTCCGAGGCGTTATCAAGCTTCTCGTTTTGTTCAAGGTCAGGGAACCGCATCAAGCGGCGGCCTTCTTTAAGGGTCAACATACCGGCTTGGACCTGCTCGGTGACCGTTTGGATGCGGCCAGCGGGGGTACGGGGCAAGTCGGACTCATCAAAGCATTGAATAACGAACGGATTGTCTAGGAACTTCATCGCCGGGAGGTCAATCTCCCGCGTACCGTCCTTATTGGGGTAGACGGTTTGGTATTTACCATCCCGTTCGGCTATATCCTTAGCTAAGTCTGCAATTTGGTAAGCTAAGTCTACGAAAACATTGCTCCAACGCTTGGTTAAGGCTGCAAAGCGGTCTGTGGAGATGTCATCGTAGCTGCGAATGGCCGCTCCGGAGTTAAGACCCTCCGGTTTTTGGCTAGTCGCCTGCATAGTGGAGACCCCGGTCTGCTGAAAGCCGTATTGTATTAACTTGTCGCGCTCTGCGTACAGCTCCGGGGCATTTGAGGGGGCGACTTCATAGCTCGGTTTAGTGCCCGAGTACTTAATGATTACGCCGATTTCGTTATTGTTATGGGCTCCTACGACCTTTGAGGACTGGTCTACGAACACACGGGGCACGCCTACTAGCGTAATGGCCCTAGCAATTGTATAGAGGATGCGGTTTAAGGCCATTTGCGTACCAAACAGTTGGGTAGCAAGTCCTTGTCCGAAGAACCCAAGGAAGGGGTCCGAATAATTCATGAATACGAAGGGGAACTTAATCTTGTTCCATTCCTCATCGAGGATGACGCCTTGAACGGTTGCGATGGTATGGCGACCGGGGATGTAACCAGGCGCTTTAGGATCGCTACCCGATGGGAGCCTCCAGCCTTCTACAACCATTATTTGGTCCGATACAGTTCTTGCATCTTCCGAACCGTAGCCGGGGGCGCTGGTAGGGGTTGATTCGATAATCTTTCCGGCCTTCTTGTCGCTGTTGGCCGTGAGCTTGTCACGGTCCATGAGCTTAAGTTGTAGCAATTGCTGGGGATTGCCGTTAATCGAGTCGTTATCATCAACGTAAAGGTCCGTAATCATTACACGGTCAAGGGCTACCTTGCCGTCGTCTCCTTCGTAAACCTTTAAACAACCGGTACCCATGACTAAGCAGTCACGGAGCATTTTGGTAGCTAGGTCGTAGGCTTTAGTCTGGTAAAATTCACCGAGGACGAACTGATTGAGGGCTTGGGCTAGATGCCTTTGCTTGTAGTCGGCATTGTCGGTTAGGAATTTGGGCTGGGGCCGGTTCTGGCTTAGTCGGGAGACTAGGGTGTCAGCACAGGCTTGGACTAGATTGAAGGTAGGTCGATCCTCGGGAAGAGTTTTGGTACGGTCCATCTTGGACACGTTGCTGCCTGCGTAGCTATAGACGCTCAGGCCGCTGTAAAGCCTAATGTCTACGCTCAGTTGGCGGAGGCGGTAGGTTTGGGCGGTCTTTAGGTAGGCTGCCGTAGAGCAAATGTCTTTGGCTAAATCTTGTTCGTTTTCAGCTAACCACCAAGCCGCGAGGCGACCCGTACCGGGGGAGTCGGTAGCCTTGGTACGCATAACAATCTTGCCGGTAGAAGCTTTGGAAGGTTTGATTTTCATTAGTTATTTTGGTTTTCTGGATCGTCAGAGGGGTCGCCACCAGCAGAGTAGAAGGCCAACTGTTCGGGGGTAAGCATTCCGGCCGGGAAGTCTGCATAAGGATCGGCCGCAGCTTCCTCGCTAACGGCCTCTACGGCCTTCTTAACGGGGAACAGGGCTTCCGGGGAGAGTTGCAGGTCAATGTCAGCGGTCTTAAGGCTGAGTACGCCTTCGTTACGCATTATCTTGACAATGGCTTTCAGTTCTTTGAGGTCCACGCGTTTAAATGCCTTTAAAGGAGAGATTAGGTGCGGAAGGTGGGGTAGGGTGCCCTTAGGGGCGCCGGAGGCTTTAAAGGCCATCCTAGCGCGTTATACGAGGTGTTGTACTATTATCGGGGATTAGGAAGCTTGTCTTTCTTCTTGCGGCTCGCCATTACCTTGGATACGATGTCCTTACGGCGATGGTCCTCACCTGGACTAGACAATTCGTCGCCACTGTTTGACCCAGTGTAGTTGAACTCCAGCTCGTCGTTTGTGGCTAAGTAGTCGGTTCCACGGTTACTTTTGTGATCGTTAGCTACCATTCCGCCCTTGGACAGATGTTGGCGCTTCTTCATCGCCCGTTCCACTACCCCGTCTTTTTTGGAGTTCATCTCTTCGGGCTTGTGCTGGTTGAGGCCTTTATCGGTCTCTTCCGTAGCCGCTTCATCGTGCTTAACGTCGTTACCTTCGTGCTCCACGCGGCCTGAGGCTTGTTCGTGGATGGTGCAGGGACTGTTGCAATGCTCGGTACAGCTGGACTCTTCGTTTTTCATGGCCTTACGTTTCATGCCGTAAGCAACCGGTAAACTGGGTTTCATTATTTCTTTCTAAAAAGTGTGGGAAAAAGCTTCAATAGTATCGGTTATGGCGGTTAAACCGCTGAAACCCCTTGAAAGTGTTTTATAAGCCTAGTATGAACTCTTACTGGATACAAGACCTACTAACCTAAAGCTTCTAGTAGGTTACCCCAAATTACGCCTACGGTTATTTCAGTGTCTAGGTTTTAGGACCGTGCCTGACCTAGCTACAACCGCCACAATTGTGACCAAACCCTCAACATTTTGCTAGTTCGTTTTACCGCTACACAGGCTTGTGCTTTTCTGGCAGTGCTTATGCAATGTATAAACTGAAAGGAGATACGCAATGCAATACAAAATGCTAGTAGTTACTTGGACGTTGGCTCTTGTACTCACTGCCTGTGCACATGGCCAGCGTCACTCTGACAACAGTGGAAGCTGGATCCAACGTAATACTTACTCGCCCAATCGCTAATCCCTAACCCCCAGGAGTTCTTATGAAAACGATTATTTTTATGGCCGTTAAGGTAAAGTCCGGTTACGTGGTACAAAACATGCTAACTCATAGTGTTGTGTTCGTCGGTTGCAGTAAAGAGCAAGCGGAACGGATTGCAAAAAAGTTAAATGGAATTAAAGAATAGTTGACAGGCGCCGATAGGTCCTGTACAACCCTGTAACAGGAGTGCCTATGACTAACAACAAAGAGACTTATAAAAAGATAAGGGAAGAGCTGGATCGGAACCCGGAACTGAAAGCAGCTACCCTCTGTTCCAAATGGGGGGCTAGCTACGGCGGGTTCCGGTATTGGGATGAGCGGGAAGGTAAGAAGAAGAAGCCTAAAGGAACTAATGGTGCCTCTAAAGACGCTATTACAGCCCCTGTGAAGTCTGTTAAAGGTACGGATGGGACCGTTAACGTCGTAGTACCCGTAAAGCTTACAGACCTCGCTACAGCCTACGTAGCGGGTAAGGGGCACCTTGAGGTGGAACTTATGGAAGTAGTGTCACACCTGGATGCTGAGAAGATGAGGGAGTTGTTGGGATTGATGGGGAAGAAAAGGGATTGATAAGGCTGTTACAGCTGTAAGGGCTGTATACATTAAGCCTTCAGAGTTACTGCTTTAAAAGGCAATAAAGGGCCCTCTCAAGCTGGAATTAGCTGTATAGGGGGTGTCAGGGCTTGCTCATACCTACTTGCAACGTACTCTAGGATTTAACAACCCCGTGCGGGGCTTCCAGACCTAGTGCGTGAAGTCAACCAAGCGCGGTTGCTTGCAGGTACAACTCACTTCTGAGCTGTGCGCTAAGTCCAGAACTGACTAAGGGCGAGGTGAGGGCTTCTTAGTGACGCCTCGGCAATAACCAGTGTAGGGACTCAGGCGGGAACTTGAACAGACATTATAGCATACTTTGCAATAACTGTCTCTACTAGTATCGGTTATGGCGGGATTACTTAGCTGGTTTCTTAATCTTATTGCAATCATTACACATTGGAGCACCCTTATAAATGCTGGTAGCGGGTTTGGAACAGATGAAGCACTTCATAGATCCCCCCAGCCGCCTTCATCGCCCCAGTCACCGCCACTGGACTTCTGGAGTAGCTCCCTCTCCCGTTCCCATATGTCCTCAGCCTGCTTCGCGTACCATTCCTTCGAGTACTTAACAGCCTTCACTTCCTTAGGCATGGAATGGTAATGGTACCCGTTACGCCAAGCGTATAGGAAAGCATCGCACAAGTGATTGGAGAGCGACGGGTTCTCTCTCTTCGGCAGTTCAATCTTATCGCCATCGGTCAGCCATACAAGGCCTCGGAGTTCGTCGATAAGGGCCTCGCATCGCTGGTTGATCTTTATCTTCGCCTGAATAAGATCACCATTGAGCATCTCAATGAAGTCAACCTTACCCTGCTTGTCCGCATACTCGAAAGGGATTGCACTACGGATACGCATGGACTCGACGCCTTGCTTGTTAGCCCCATCAATAATAACTTTACTGACCGGGTACATGGGATCGAGCATGAACTCATTAATCTTGAGCACTACCTGGTCAAACGTCATCCGAGGCTTGTTGAAGGTCTTGATAACGTAGAGGTGGGGATCGTTCTCGTGGTAGCCGCATAGAACAAACGCGTTATCGTCCTCCCAGCCGGTATCAACCCCTAGGATGAATCTCCAGCCTTCGGGGGCTAGCCGCTCGGGCAGTTGACCCTTGTACAAATTGCGGGAGTCGTCAAAGCGATACACAAGCTTCGTATCGTCCACCGCCCATTGGTTCAAGTAGAACTGTTTGTACTGAGGGGTCTCGAGGTACATGGGCCTGTCCCGCGCAATCTCCTCCATCTCCTCAGCCCATTGCTTAGCTACATACGGGTTCTCATAAGCGGTCCAGGTGTGAAGAGACCAACCCTTCTCTTTACCGTTGGTCACGTCGAAGAAGAGGCCGCGAGGAAAGTTACTGCTAGTGCCCATGAGGCAAATAGTCCCACGCAGCCCGGCGGAGTTAGGATCAACCATTGCTGGCCGAAGTACACCATACACAAGGTTCCGGGTGTCAATGCTGTACATGGAAGCTTCATCGATACATACCAGCCGATACTTCTTACCCAGAAGCTTAAGCATCTCATTCTCATCGTTATCAATACCCGTTATCTGAATGACCGAACCGTTCAAGGTCATGGTCAGGTCTGACTGGTTGAACTTGGCTTTAAGGTTAAACCGCTTGTTCAGGGCTTGTAGGATGTCCTTCCACACAATGGCCTTTGCAGAAGCCCTGGTTAGCCCTATGAAGAGGATGTTAGAGCCCGGGTACTTCATAGCCTCGGCTACCATGTAGAGCCCGGCTGTGTAGCTCTTAGCGGCTCGGCGGGTGCACCATAGGGCCTTAAGGTTGGAAGGGTCCTCTACGAAGGCTAGTTGTTGGGGGAAGTTGGGGTCAAAAAGTCTAGCCGGGTCCATTGCCTTACGCAGCTTGGCTCTACGGGCTAGCTCTCTAATGGCTTGTTCTTTAGTTATGGGCATTTTAGTCCTTGAAAGGTGTGGGAATGTAGCGTCCTGAGAAAGCTTGTAGAGGGTTGTTTAGCGCAGATCAGCTCAAGCATGAAGGCGTTTAGCGTCAGCCTTGCCCCGAAATGACCCTAAGCTGCTTGTGTAGGTTCTTAAGGGCGGGTGGAGACCTTGCCCAGTCTCCGGGGTCAATTTGCCCAGTAGAGAGCGCCTTGTTTAGGTGAAATGCCGTAAAGGTCCTTAAACGCCTTGCTTAAGCATCCTCAAAGTGAAAAATGCCCGTAAAGGTCCTTAAACGCCTTGCTTAGCATTTTCGAAGTGAAATGCCGTAAAGGTCCTTAAACGCCTTTAGCATTTTTCGAAGCTTACACAGCCCACACTTGCAAGATACACGCCATGTCTGACGTCATAGCCCGCTTTGGTAGGGAAGCCTTCCATCTTAAGCTCTTTGAGCCTTTTTAAAAAGAATCTAGTTCCATCTTAAGCTCTTTGAGCCTTTTTAAAAAGAATCTAGGCACGATTCAGAACCTCATAGGCTATGAGCAGGCGGGATTTGTGCCTGAAAAGCCTGGAAGGGGGTTTTTGGGGTGGTTTAAACTAGCCGGTATTGGCATGATAATAGATTAGTGGACAAGTTGGAGCGGGTTGTGCTAGGCGGTTCGCAGTTCGCGATATGCGATTCATGAATCCGTGAACTGTGCTAGGCGAGGGCTGTGTAAGCTTGTGCTAGCGCGCTAATACAGAATTACGGGCTAGACTGACACGCGGGTCGCTCTGTCTAATCCTGTAACTTCTTCTTCAATTCTTCCTCAGGCAAGTACTCAGTCAACTTCTCCTGATTAGCCTTTAAGTCTCTAGTAAGCTTTACATATCTTGCCAAAGCTTCACTCTCATTCTTCTCTAACATTCGCTCGTAAGAGGCATCTAACAGCCTGTACGACTCACGACTCATTGCGTTTAATAATCTTTGTTCCAAACGGGTAAGATCGATAACTCGCACGCTGCGAGCTTTCTTCAACCCCTTCTCTTTTATAGGCGGGCTCCAAGCCATAAACTAGAACTTCCTAGGGCTGGTTCGGCCCTTCTCTGGGGTACCGCTATTGGCAATTGCAATGGCCTGACCACGGCTTGCAAGGGCCTCAGAAGCTGCTTGGGAGGCTACAGCTACTCCTGGTACCGTAGGTTCAATATAAGGGCTTGTAGGGCGTTGTACGGGCTTATAGGGCTGGGTGCTGTTAGCTTCCACTAGCACAATGCGGTCCTTAATGATTGTACGCACGTCTTTAGGCAGTTCATCGTGGTTAAGTAATAGGTCTAATAAGAAGGCTAATTCACTCATAGACGGTACTCCGTTTCATACCTTAACCAACACTCCCGCACGTTCCATAATGGCATCGAACGCGCTTATTACATCTTTAGTGGGCTCATCCGCGTAGTATTGCATAATAGTCTCAAGGTCTGCCTCGCTCAGTTCAACGCTACCAGCTTCGAAGAACGCCTTAATAGCAGCTGTACGCTCTAAGGGAGTGGAACCGCTTAAATGAGCCTGTCCTATTGTATTCTTAGGACGGCGTCGAGCTGTCTCAGCTGTAATCACTTCCATTGCAGTCACCGACCGCTCATTGATGAACACCTTGCCATCAAGGCCGTACACCATTGGGTCAACCCACGCGCGGTTAAAGTGCTCCTCATCCTTACTAGGGTCTCGGGCAAGGATTGCTAGGGTAGAGGGCTGCTGTGTGGTCGTAGGGGGCGTTATAACGCGTTTGGCAAGCTTCTTAGCCAGCACGTCCTTGAAGTAGGCTGATATGGAGAATACCGGCCCTTTCATGGGAGTGACTTTACTCATTCTTCATTCCAGGCGGTACGGAGGCTTGAGCCTTAACCGGGCCCTTTTGAACGTGAGCCGCCGCAACGGGCTTAACAGCCGGAGACTTATCCTCTTCCATGCTGTTCACGTTGGACATGGGGATAATGGCCGTGCGTCCGTTGTAGGTGACAAGTAGTTCGCGGTTAGCGCGGTCGTAGGTTAAGTCAAGGCCCGTACGTTGTTGGGGTTGTAGCTTTAAGCCGAGGTTAGTGCCGGATAGGAACAAAGGGGCCAGTAACTCTGCGAATCGTAGTTTCATTGTAACTCCTATTGGAATGGGTCAAACTTGGCTTTAGGCAATCGGCTAGCCCAGAAGCTCATACCGTTGCGGGTTAGGTGGGTGACGATGGCCGTATCGGCGGGTACTAAAGCTGTGCCAATGCCCTTACGGCGGTAGTCCCTCTGTACGTGAAGGTAATCGACCACATTGGCTCGGCACACTGAGAAACCTAGTACAACATCGTAATCGTCTTGTAGCACGGCTAACCGAACCACGCTGGAGGGGTTGGCTAACAGCTTCTCAATGAATAGATGATAACTGTGATAGTAGCTCACAGGTTCCATGAGCTTAAAGTAATCGTTACCATACCGAAGAGAGCGCAACCACTTGCTAAATACTAGGGGCTTATAGGCCTCTGGAAGCTTATTGCCGGGGTAGCTGATTATTTGGTAACTGTCCACTTGCGGATACCCCATTCATTTTCGTAACGTCTAATCACGTACCGAATCGTCTCTCGGTGAGACTTCATCCCACGCTTCTTTAGCTTCTCGCTAATCTCTTTAATCTTCCAACCAAGCGCTACATGCCGCATTATAATCTTATCCGCTTCACAATCGAACTCAGCGGTCCAAATGAAAGCGCTTATTTGGCGGTAATAGTCAGCCTTGTCTAGAATGTCCCCGTCCCAGAGAGTTGTGTTAGGAACTAACCGGCCATCGGGTAACTCAATG